CGCAAGCGTCGGTGGGGGGTCTAATGGGCAAAGGTAGCGGCAAGGCAAAGATGCCGGCGGACACGCAGTTTGACAAAGACATGAAACAGCAAGGGCCGGGCATGTCCGATCCGGTGGGGCCGCTTCTGCAATTGACGGGCATGGGCGATCTGCCGGGGCTGATCGGTCAAATCGATTGGACCAACTCCAGCTTTGCTGACCAGCTCGGCGCACTTCCGCAGCCGATCCTTGACCAGATCAAGATCGCCGGAATGCAGCGACCCGTTCCGACCGCACCCGTCCAACAGGCTCCGGCCAAGAAAAAGCTGGGGGTCTAAATGTCAGTATATAAGTGGTCAACGACCGCCGCCACAAACGACGACATCGATTCAACGATCAACTGGCAGGAAGGCCAATCCCCTGCGTCGGTGAATAACTCGGCTCGCGCCATGATGGCCGCGGTCAAGAAATGGTTTGATGATCTGTCGGGCAACCTCGTGACGGCCGGATCGTCCACGGCCTACACGTTGACGACAAACCAAACCTTTACGGCATTGACCGATGGCATTTATGTGCGCTGTCGTTTGGACGAAACCAGCGGCGTTGCTCCAACCTTGAACGTTGACAGCCTTGGCGCAAAGTCAATCCAATACGTTTCTGGCACGGCCCCCGCGTCGGGTGTTCTGCTCGGCGGCGCGATCTATACTTTCACCTACGATAATTCGGCGGATGCATGGATTGTCGAAGGGGCTCCGTCTGTCGTGGAACCCGCGGGAACTATCCGCGCCTATGTCGGAACAGCGGCTCCGAGTGGATATGTTCGAGCGAACGGTCGCACCATCGGCAATGGATCATCGGGGGCCTCGGAACGCGCCAACGCCGACACGTCCACGCTGTATGCGCTCTTATGGGACAGCTATAGCGACACGGTGTGCCCGGTGTCGTCTGGGCGTGGTGCCAGCGCTGCCGCCGACTATGCCGCAAACAAGACGCTAGGCCTTCCTGATCTTCGTGGTCGCGCGCTGTTTGGCCTCGATGATATGGGCAACAGCGCGGCCGGACGACTGGCAGCGGCTACCATTGACCAGACGACCAACGGTGCCACGGGTGGCGCGGATACGGTCACGCTCGCAGAAGCCAACCTTCCAAGCCACACGCACAGCTTTAGTGCAACCACATCAAGTAACGGATCGCACGATCACTTTTCCTTTAATAATGACGTGGTTTCCTCAACCATTTCTGCATCCAATTATCCAGGACGAAGCGTCAATCTCGGCTCGGATCAAGATTACACCATCGGCGCAAGTGCTGTTTCTCCGTCGGTTGGTCTGACATCGTCCAACGGAGCACACACGCACACGGTGAGCGGCACAACGGGGAGCGCAGGGTCGGGAACCGCCGTCGATAAGTTGCCGCCGGCATTCCTCACCACCTACATCATCAAACTTTAACAGGGGGACATCATGACCGGGACACCGTGGCTCGATGCCGCCAAAGCATCGGTGGGAATAGCCGAGATCAGGGGCAGGGATAATAACCCGAAGATTTTAGAGATGTATGCCAAGGTCGGGCACGACGAAATCGTCGACGAGGATGTCGCATGGTGCGCCGCGTTCACGGGCGCGTGCCTTGCTGATTTCAATTACGCGATCCCGCCCAAAGCGAACAACCTCATGGCGCGGTCCTACCTCAATTACGGCACGAAACTCGATAAGCCGAAGCCGGGCGCGATCGTCGTCAAGGCGCGCGGCAAGGCCCCGTTTGGTCATGTGGGGATTGTCGAGGAAGTGCACGACGATGGGTCGTTCACAGTGATTGCCGGCAACTCCTCGAACAAGGTCAAGCGCGAGACGTGGAAATCTAACGATCCGCTGCCGAACGGCATTCGCTGGCCAATCAAGGCCGGTGAGAAACCGGCTCCGACCAAACCAATCGTCAAAACGGCCATCAAATCGAAATCGGTGTGGGCTCAGTTCTCCGCGATGGTGCTGGTCGTCACGTCTTACGTGACGGACTGGCTGTATCAGGCGTGGACCTTTGTGTTTGGCCTCGTCGGGTCGCTGCCGTCCCTTACGTCAGATGCGTCGGGCACGGTCGGCAGCGCACAGCAAATGGCCTCTTGGTTCAACATCGAGTGGTCGAAAATCGGCATGGTGGCCGCCCTCGGCGGCATGGCGGTCGCGTTGGTGCGGCACATTCAGGACAAGCGCAGAACGGAGTGGGACTGATGGGCAAGATCAAGGCTCTTCTCGCTCTGGTGAGCGGGCTCAAAGTGATTTCTCTGGTGCGGTGGATACCGCTGCCGGGATTGGGATGGCTAGGCGGTGCTGCGTCAGCCGTGCTTGCGGTTGTGGGGTCAGTGATTGGGGCCGCGTTCAAGGGCCTGACAGTGATGTTTGCGAACCCGGTGACGCTGGTGACGGTGGGCTTGGTGTCGATGACCACGTTTGCCTTAGGGCTTCAGATGGGCGCAAGCGAAGGTGTGAAGCGTGTTGCGAAAGCCGAGCAAGAAAGGGTCATCGCTTATGCGACAGCCGAGACAAGGGCCAGAGAGGCATTGGAAGCCCGCCGAGCCGCAGAGGCCGCCGAGGCGCAACTTGCCGCCGTCCAGCCTAAGCTGGCACCTACCAAGCCTAGCAATCCTAAGCCTCGCTCTAGCGGGGTGCAGCCCAAACCCAAAGTCAGCACCCCTGACGATCGACCTTGGGTGTTCGGTGTTCCAGCCGTTTCGTTCCCCAACTTCTAATTTGACGACGGGGCAGAAGCAGTGGGTCGCCGGTCACAATGCAGCAGGGAAATCCTACTGCGGTGAGAATTGGGCGGCCTTGAAATAGCGGTTTGAAATGCGGTCTTTCCCTCTCGCAATCATGCCGCTGCCGCTCCGGAGCCACCCCTCCGGAGCGGCACCTCTCAACTGGGAATGAAAGGTTAAAACGATGGCAGACAATGTAGCGGTTACGGCGGGGTCGGGCACCAACATTGCCGCCGATGATATTTCGAGCGTGTTCTACCAGCGCGTGAAGCTCTCACTCGGCGCAGACGGTACGGCTGTTGACGCTGTAGCAGGTGCGGGCGCAGTTGGAACGGGTGTGCAGCGGGTGACGCTGGCTAGTGATGACCCGGCGGTGGCATTGCTCGGGACGATCGACACCGATACCGGGGCAATGGTCACGGACCTTGCGGCGATCGAGGTTCTGCTTGGCACCATTGACGCCGACACGGGCGGCATTCTTACGGCGGTCCAGCTGCTCGATAACGCTATTTCCGGATCGGAGATGCAGGTCGACGTGGTTGCGGCTCTGCCGGCGGGAACCAACAGCATCGGAGCCGTGACCAACACGCACCTCACGAACGCACTTGTTGGCGATTATGAAACCGTTGCGGCCTCACAGACGGCACAGACACTCGGCGCAACCGGCGCGACGGGAGATTATCTGTCTGGCGTCTTGATCGTTCCCGCAACCACATCACCGGGCAACGTGATCATCCTCGATAACGCGACCAGCATCACAATCTTTACGGGCGGCGCGGCGTCAGTTTCCAATCTGGTGCCCTTTATGGTGCCTCTCGGCATGTTGAGCGTGTCGGGGGCTTGGAAGATCACAACCGGCGCGAACGTGTCGGCCATCGGCATTGGGAACTTCACATGAGCATGATCTATCTACGTGTGATGAACACAGTATCCCATGCGGCGTTGTTTGTGGCGGCTCCCGGCGGGGGCGGCGGCGGTGACGGGACGCAGTGGGATTTCTCATTTGCAGAAAACAGCGGTCATCTCCTGACCTGCGGCATCTTCTAAAGAGGGAACGGGCACATGGCCGATAACATTTCAGTAAAGGACGCATCAGGCTCTACAGTCGTCATGCGCGCCGAAGATAACACCAGCGTATTTCTGGCGCTGCATGGCATTGCCGACACGACGGGCGTCAACGTGGCATCGGTGGATGGTGCCAGCGCGCTGAAGGTCGCAACGCAATCGACGATCACCACGGTGACGCTGTCTCTGGACACGTCGGCCTATGCGGACGGGGACGTTTTGGCTGATAGTCAGATCGTTACGGCCTGCTTTTCGAAAAACGATGGCTTTGGTATTTTGAACAGCATCACGGTCCTCGACGAAGATGACCAGGGCGCGGGTCTCGATCTTGTGTTCCTCGACAGCAACGTCTCGTTAGGCACTGAGAACGCTGCCCCGTCGATCACCGATGCCAACGCGCGGAACATTCTGGGATGGGTCCGCATCTCCGCCTCTGACTTCATTGACCTCGGCGGCTCGCGGCTCGCGACGCTCACGGGCCTGTCTCTGCATGTGAAGCCCGTCTCATCCTCTGATGACATGTATGTTGCAGCGATTTCGAGGGGGACCGGAACTTACACGGCGTCCGGCATCCAGCTCCGTCTTGGCATTTCTTGCGAGGCATAACATGAGCAGCTTACGAGCCCGGAGAGGCGTTCGAACCGGCCCCATCACAACCCGCCGACATGGCGGCAACCCCACAGGTGCGCAGAAGCTTGCGGGGAAAGAGCGTGAGGGGTTGTTCGTGGATTTCACGGACTTTAGCGCCCTCATTAGATCAGCGTCTGATCCGACGGACCTGCGCAACACGGTTGGACGCACAGACGGAAACGGCAACCTCCGTGGGCCGTCATCTATTTTTACGTATACGTCTCCAAGCACAAAAATGGTGACGAACCGCAGCGGGTTGTTAGAGTTTGCTCCGCATAATAGGTGCCTGTGGTCCAACGATGTTTCGAATGCGTCGTGGACCAAGTCACGATTCACGGTGACGGGAACGGGTACGCTCGTTGAGGACAGCACAACCAACAACCGCAGCATATCTCAGTCTGTAACTACTGGCCCAACGCGCGTTCGGTTTCAGGCCAAAATTAAGCCAATCGGGCGAACTTGGGTTCACTTAGCCTCAGCCGCCTCAAGTACTGGTGCATATTTCAATCTTTCTGGGGCTGGAAGCGTTGGCACCGTACAAGCCAATAATAAAGGCGCCTCAATTTCAGCGGCAGATGCTGACGGGTTTTATAAAGTTTTTATCGACGCAGATGTAGTTTCAGGAGCCGTCTTTATATATGGGGCATCGGCGGATAATACCGCGTCATACTTAGGGTCAGGGTCTAGTGCTTATGAGGTTAAAGACCTGCAAGTTTCAAACCTCCCGTCGCCAGATATTTTTGTCGCAACCACCTCAGCCGCAGTCTACGCCCTCCCGATAGACCATAACCCAAGCACAAGAGAGCCACTCGGGTTGCTGTGTGAAGAGGCTAGGACGAACATAGTCTTGCAAAGTCAGACTTTCAGCACATCGTGGACTAACGACACAACGACCGAAGCCCAAAATGCTGTAGCCCCAGACGGAACAACGACGGCATGGACGCTAACGGGCAGCGGGGCATCCGGCTCAAACAGTATTTACACGTCGGGCGCGCCTGGAATATCGAGTGGCTCAACTTATGCCATATCTTGTTACATGAAGGCTGGAACATCGAACTTTGGTTATATTAAATTTGGCAACGCCAGCGAAGAACACATCTCGGCAGTATTTGATTTGTCAGATGGAACGGTCGGAGATACAGACACCGGAACAGTGTCTGGAACTGTTGTTTCGACCTCATGCACACCTGTCGGAAATGGTTGGTATCGTTGCGTGCTTATCGGATCGGTTAACGAGACTTCCTCGAACCACGGCATAGGCATTGCTCCCGCAAAGACGGGCAACACGTTCAATAATTTTGGGAATATCATTGGCACGACGACGAACACCATCTTGATATGGGGCGCTCAAATGGAGCTAGGCTCCTTCCCGACCTCCTACATCCCCACGACCACTGCAACAGTGACAAGGGCGTTGGATAACGTCCAAATGGCGGCATCGGCAATGCCGTTTTTATCGACAGCATCAACCATATTTGTCGAGTATGGCAGCGCTGTTTCAGCCGACCAACTTGCCATTATTTTCGGATTGGACGACGCCTCGACCAACTTTAACAACTCAACAAACATAAGCCAAAGCAACTCAGACAACTCCGTTGCCGGTAATTACACGTATGCCGCCATGTACACGGGAACCGCCCAATACGGTCAAAACCACGGGTTGACGACAGCCACCGATTTGAAAGTTCACAGAGCCGCACTGACGTTTACAGCGAACTCTGCCAACTCGTCGGTTGACGGTTCATCCCATGCGGATGATACAGCAGTGACCATGCCATCATCTACAACGCGTGTTGACGTGGGGTCTCGTGGCGGAACGTTAACCTGGACGGGTCACATTCGCAAAGTCGCATACCTTCCCCGACGCGAGGCCAACGCCAACATTCAGAAAATCACGCGGGTATCCCCATGATCCACGTCCTAGCATGGGCTCCGTCCTTTGAGGCTTTCGCGGCGTTTTGCGAAGCGGTCCAGATTGCCCAACTGGACCCTGAGACGGGATGTCTCAACTCAATCGCAGACGTGAACATCCATCCCCACAGACCAGAGGAAAGCATCGCGGTCATGAAGATCGTGGACGGGGAAGAGCAGCTAGTTCCCGGCCATCACTTCAATCTGCGCTTCTACGGCGGCAGCGAAGTCACCTTGACCAAACCAACACCTGAAGGCGGGTGGCTCCCAGAGCACGACCTGTTCGACAAGACTAGCATTCTGGAACTCGTGGGATACAGGACGGGAAGCCCACCCAACTGGATAGCGTTAGACGGTCCAATTCCGCCCGGCTACCGCATTGACGACCCTCTGAGCCCCTATGATGCCGTGAGGGCGTTTGATCCGGCTTTAGTCGCGTCACCGCGCAACGTCTGGGCCTGAGCCGCATCACGCTCAAGAGATGCCCATGACTTCAGTGTCGTGGGCATTTTTTTGGAGAATTTGCGCTTGATCTAGATCATATCGACGACGCGCTTTTGCGCATCTTCGTTCGTGTCGATGTAGCGGGACGTGGTTTTCATGTCGGCATGGCCTACCATCGACTGCACGTCTTTCAGCGTGCCGCCCGCTTCAATGATGGCGCGCGCAGCCTTGGTCACGAACGTCCGCCGGCCGGAATGCGAGCTAAACCCTTCCCACCCCATGCGTTGCGTGTAGAACTTCCAAAACCATTGCGCGACGCTGTTAGCGGTGAGGGGACGGCCGAACGGTCCGATGATGACGCGGCCGGACATTCCCCGGTGAGCGTAGAGCCCCAACAGCACGTCACGAAGCTGGGCATTGATCGGAAGCGATCTGGGCTTGTCGCCTTTGGTCGCGGTGAGGAGCAACACGTTGCCCTCGAAGTCGATGCGGTCCCATTCCAGGTCGGCGATCTCAGCCGCTCGCAACCCGGCTTTGACAGAGAGCAGGAACATAGCCAACTCGGTTGCATTGGAAACTTGCTTGAGGCAGGCGGCAATGCGGCGGTCATCTAGGGTGCGCGCTTGTTTCATGGCTGACCCTCATCAACCGTAGGAACGTCTTTCCAGTCTTGAGTTCCGTCGCTGCCTTGCCAGCATTGTTGCAAGACGAGGATGATTGTCTCGTCTGGAAAATAAAACGGGTCTAATTTCACGCGACGCCTAAGCCACCTGAAGTTAGTCGTCTGCGTCCAGTAAACGCTTGCGCCTGGACTGAATGCAATCGTGTCGCCATTTTTCATTGTTTATCCCTTTTGCGGCATTTTATGAGTGATGATGACACGCCAATCACGGGGCAGGAACACGAAACGCTGATTTTACGGGGTTTTTTGGCGTAAAATAAAAGAAGACTAATTATCTGAATTTCGGGTTGTAGGCGGATCGCTAATGCAGGTGAGCGGTGCAACCTTTCTGACGATCTCCCGTGCCTTTGCTTCGTGTGCGTCGGTCATGCCGCCACCTCTGCCTTGGCTGCGCTCCGGCGCTCGCTCTCTGCCTTGATCTCGCGCTGGGCTTCGATCGAGGCCAGAACGCGCTGGCGTTGTAGTTCGAGAATTTCGCGTTTCAGTTTTTCGATCTCCGCATCGTACCTGTTCAATGTGAGGGTCAGTTTGCCGACCTTACTTAAGCCCATGCTTGCCTCTGTTTGCTAGAATGATGCGGGTCATTGCCGCCACGTCGGGCGATGCGTTCCAAAGTGCTGCTGCTAGATCAAGCGGAGCGTCGATGCCATGTTTTTCAAACCAGCGGCGCTCATTGCGGGAGCCTTCCCGTTCCAAATCCATATGCGGGACGTGGGAGAGCGGCACGCCCCACTTATCGCTTGAGCGCATCCCAGCGCCGCGTTCGCCGGTTTGCTTCAAGTGGTGCACCTCTCCGGCCGGCACCCGCAACGTGACGACGCACGGGCACTTGCGCAGCGCTGCCAGATGCTCCTCGGAATTGCCGGGACGCTCGGCGCGCTTCTCTGACGACTTGCTGGCCTTGGCCTTCTGTCGTGCGGTGCGGGACGGCTTAAAGTTGCCAAGCTGCTTTTCACCGAAATAGGTCATTTCCGCAAATCCTTATTTTCAGGACGCCGCAGCAAGATTTCACCGACGACTTGGACGCCGATAAAAAAGGCAGCGATACCGGCAGCAACACCAGCAAGAAAAACGAGCAAGGTTTCAATCATGGGATCACCGTTACGTTATCTGGGAGCAGGTCGAATAACTGCCACTCCCCGCGATCCCCGACGTTCGGGCACCAGCGGGCGCTCATTTTGCTAAGGCCGTTGAACTCGCCAAGAGCTAACGCAATGTAGCGAGGGACATATTGGTAGCGCAGGCGGCGGCTCCTAAGATCGTGAACCGTGCATGGCCATTGCTCCTGCGACGGGTCAAACGGCTCTCCGCGAATTGCGTAAACGACTTCGATCTCAGATGTCATTCCACACCGCTCCCATTATTGTAGGCTGGAAACATCGGCCTCACGTCTGTGATCTGTGCTCCCGGAAACTCGCGGAACAAATCCACCAGATCGGGGCGCTCGCGCTCTAGGCGATCGAGGGCTTTCATTAGCTCTTGGCGTCGTTCTAGCCATGCGAGGATGCGGACCCCTTCACGTGCGGCTTCGACGATAGTTCCCTCATCGGCGTAAGCATGTGTGACGTGCTCGATCGCTTGGCGAGCCTGATTGATTGAATATTTCATGGTCCCCTCGTTATTGGTGCCGACAGGGACGCGCCGACCCTCATCAACGCGTCCCTGTCGACGGTCACGCAGCGCTCCCCGCTGCGCTGCGGATTCTAGATAAAACGTTTCTTCATGGCCTTGACTGTCGCCTTGTCGGCGTCCATCAGTTCGCAGATACGCCGCACCGAATAACCCAACCACAAATAGACAGCGATCCGGTGCAGCGAGGCCATTACGCGGCCTCCTTCAAAGCGTACTTGGCCTGAAGCTGAGACACGGTGTCTGCGACTTCGGATAAAAACACTTCGATCTGAGTGGCCAGATCGCGAATGATTGCATCATCGCGGCGGACCCGAGAGACGTACAACTGCATCTCCCCTGGCATACGCGGGTCGAACGAAACAAAGTCGCACCACGCCCGATCCGAGCAGGCGAGTTGCCACTGGATTTGCGTGACGTATTTGGCCGGCACGGTTTCGGTGAGAAGGGTTTCAATGTGGGTTTTTGACGTTGGGCATTTAATTTCGACGATCCCGTCAGCTCCAACAAGCCCATCCGGCGAGCAGCCCGACATGGCAATCTTTGGGTGATGGATGAAACCCACCTGCTCTACAGACACATCGTGCATCATTTCATAGACCAAGCGTGCTTGCGGTTCGGTCGTCGTGCCCCATGCCATTGCAGAATTGGTGAAGCCTTCCGCAGCCGTTCCCGTTAGTCGTTCAATAACCAACTCGGCGGCGTACTGACCGCGCGAAGCGCCCCAACCAGACTTTGTTTTTGCAATTACGTCGGCAACCCGCGACGCCGTTACTTTGCCGAGGCGGATGGTTGCCCACTCCGCAGTTCCCTGAAGTATCCGCGCTGCGCTAGGCGTTTCATCGACTGAGATCGACACGTCCTGCATTGGTATTTCCCTTTCGGCGTGATGTAGAGGTTGTCACCTTCAAAAGCGTGGCCGTGCTTGCAGTGCGTTGGCCGTCGTTTCTTTCGTCGGTTGGCGGCCTGCTCTTTTCGAGTAGCCCACCGGCAGTTTTCAGGGGCGTAACCCTTGTCGTTATCAATTCGATCGATCGAATAATCCCTTGAAGGTCGTCGCCCCATATCGGAAACGAAATTTTCAAGGGACATCCAGCGATCGCAGACAGTTATGCCGCGACCACCATAGTCAGCGTAATTCGGGGACTGGTTGTCATTGCAGCGACGAAGCATACCGCGCCAGATGATGTACTCAATGGAGCGACCAGAACGCTTTGCTTCGCCGTGGTTGACGTTCCAGTTGCCGCGCCCTTTTCCGCTGTTAGAGCCGCGTCGCGTCATGCCTTTGCGCCTTTCTTTTTCAGAAGCAGAGCGCGAGCGGCGGAAAACTGATTGGCCGGCATGTCTGAAAGGCTGTCGAGGCCGCCCATCTCTAGAAACTTGGCAATATCGGTGCGCGTCTCGCTGATCAGCTTGGCCAATTCCTCGGCCTGTTCTCCGGTGATAAAGCCAGCCTCGCCCGATGCGCCGTTGCCGTCGTCGTCGCGCTTTGTGGTGGCAATGTTAAAGATCGCGCCGAGCAGGTAGCGCTTGCCGTAGGAGAAGGCCGAGCCCGTGGCGTGCGTTTTGGTCATCACGTCGCCGCCCTTGGCACCCTTGCCATCAGCCGGCATGTCAATCGTGAACTCGCGTTCGTATCCGCTGGAATGCGTGACATAGGCGATCACGGTTAGAACGTCGGGGGCAGGTGAGCGGGTGTTGAATGAAATCCCAAACCCGTGCTTGGTGTAGATGGGCCGCGTCGCGCGATCGATGGCGTCATAGGTGGCATACTTGGAGCGCGTCTGAGGGTTGTCCGCGTCAACCTTGACCGGCATTAGCTCAGCTTGGCAGGCGGACATTGCAGCGGCGTAGGCCTTGCGGCCCTGGTCATCCTCGACGCGCTGATAAAAGCTAAACAACTGCTCGGCACGTTCAATCGGCAGATCAGGCATTGCCATGAGCTTGTCGAGGATTGAACTAATCCCGGCAGCTGCGGGCTCTTGTACCTTGGCCAGTTTTGTCATTAGCGCCTCCAGTTTCCGTTTTGGTCTTTGGTGAAACCAAGTTCGGTATAAAATTCAGCCTCTCGGACCGCGTTAAGGTCGTGATTGGTGAAAAACAGCCAAATAATAAGCAAAAACAGATGCCAAGCGACGTAGAGACCAACAGCCGACAAAAACAAAATCTGCAATTCGGTCATTTCCCTAACTCCTTTTTGATACGCAGAAGGGCAAGTTCGGCTTCCTCAACTTGCGCGGCAGCGGTCACGTATCGCTTGAGCCATTCAAACGAGCGCGGGTTGCGCTTCATTCTTTTGAGGGCTTCGTGTGCGGCGTGACGGCCACCAGCGGCGCGGGTCACAAGCAAAGAGGCTTCGACGCCTTTTTCAAAAGCGCTCATTTCCCCTCCAGGCGCGCCATTGCGTCTTGAACCTCACCAAGCAGTTTCATGGCATCGTTGCCGATCGTGCGTCCATTCTCGTCAATCTCCGCATCGGCCTGATTGTCCAGAAAAGACTCAAGCTCGATCAGCAGGTCCATGATGTGCTCGGTGATGAGCCGATCGCCGGCTCCGTCGCACAAATCGCAAGGGACTTTGATGTAGGCTTCTGGGCAGTCGCGTGCGCCCCATGATGGGTGCTGGCGCTCAAAACCGCCCGTGCCTTCACACTTGGTGCAGGTGGTCGTCTGCTTGGCCGTAATCATTCTGCCGCCTCCGCCATGAAGGGGAAGTCAGCCTTGCTCATTGCAGCGTCGTAAGCGTCACGAGCAGGGCCGCCAGCGGCTAGTTCTGCTTCGACTGCATCCCACACGTCGGCCGGCACCCAAGGCGTCTCTGCGTTGTTCTCAAGCCAGAGGATCGCGGGCTCACAATCCCAACCCTTCATCGAGGCGGTGCAGGTGAGGGTCCAGTCGCGGTTGTAGGCAGTGACGGTCACGTCAAAGGTGACGGCAAAGTCGGTATTGCGCATTGGTCTATTCCTTAATCAGTCGGAGTTGCATGGCGGGGATGCCGATCGGCAGTCGGCGCTGAATGAAAGCGATCGCCTCTTGCTCGTCTGCGATGGCCTTTAAGATCAGCTTGTGCAGTTCGACGCTGTGATACTCAGGCGATTGGTTCTCGATCTTGCGTTGGGTGCGCTCTTGATCGCGGAGGACTTCGAGCACCCGCATCCGGCCACCAATCGAGGTGTTTTCTATTTCGTGAGGGAAAAACCCGCCGATGCGTTGCAGATTGGAGCGGCGGCGATGCTGACCAGCACGATCAAAGAGGACTGGGGGGCGACCCATTACAGCACCTCTTCATATTCGGGTTGCGTGTAAAAGATGCCTGGGAACTTAAGAGACATCTGCGTCGCGATCTTGCGGGCTCCGGCCCGTGTCTTATGCCAAGCGACTTGTTCACCGGCTGAGTTGAGGACGTAGTAGCCGAGGACTGTTTTCTTACGCATTGCTTGCCACTCCGTTTGCTTTGCCGGGACCGGATGGTAGGTCGGGAGAAAACAACCCCATCCGATCCCGGCTCCCTCACGCCCCGCACCGGGGTTCGTGTGTTCCGATAAATATGAAACTACGCTGCGCCGTAACAGAATGCAAGTGGAAAAATACACTCGGCCGTATTTTTTCTTGACCGTAGTTTCGGCATTTGTTAACAGGAGATCATGAGCGACATCATCAGTGGCGCGAAATCCGCTGTTCAGGAGTTTGCAGCGATTCGCGGAAACAAGCGGCGACTGGCACGAGCTGCGGGAGTACCCGAAAGCACGCTAACAGGCGTTGACTGCGCAACTTGGAATCCCAAGACAGAAACCTTGATCGCGTTGCACAAGGCAATGTCTGAGTTGCAGCGGGGAAAACACCCCGGCCCTTTAGGGTGCGTGGCGTAAAGCGTAACCGACGATAGCCGCGAGTGGGCGGCCGAGAGACGGTGAAAGGCTGGCCAATGCCCGTCGCAGGGCGCACGGCTTCCAGCAATTCCGTCCAATGCGAAGCCGGGGTCGCTCCCCAGCTATAGCCGCTCACTCTCGGGTGCCGTTGGCACCAGTCCTGCCTCGGGAGACCGGGGTTTGGGCGTTTTCTCCCTAGACTTGGCGCGGCTGTGTTCCGTGTGCCGCGTTCTTTTTAGTCCGACGCGTTTTCAACATCGCGTCCGGCGCGATGACGTGATTTCAGGAACGCGTTCTGCTATCGCGTCCGGCGCGATTTACATCGCGTCCGAATCGCGCCGGTCAAAGGAGCTAAAATGCTGAAAAACATCAGGAAGATCGCGTCCAACGTCTATCGCCTACCGCGTCCAGCGGTAGCGAATGAGGACGTAGGCTTGCAGGGGCCACTTATTGAGGCGGACGCGATTGAGGACGCGGTTGTAACATCGCGTCCGGCGCGATTTCAGACGCCGTTGTTGAACGGTCCGCAGAGCGTCAAAGCGTTTTTTGATGAGATGATGGAATACGCCGCCGGCAATGACATTCGCATGGATCACATCGAACACTCGTATAAGCAACTTGCCATAGAAAAACGATGGACGCCCGTTTCAATGAAGGCGTTGTCAATGCATCTTGTGGCGTTTGGTTGTAAGCGCAAACGGATCGGGGCAGACAAGAAAACGGTTCTGGCCTTCCCGTTAGCCAAGGAGACACAGCCAAAATAAATGAAGCCCCAGGTCTAGACACCTGGGGCTTATTCATTCATCGTGTGATTTGCGAATTGTGTGCGTGAGCGCGTCGGGGTCTTGCAGGACCGGGACGCAACTTTGGGAACCAACCATACCCCCTAGCACAAGAGGACAGGCCATCTGCCGTCCATGAAAGGATCAGCAACTATGCTTCTAAGCGAACTCCCCCCGGACGTCAACCCCCCATCGTCTTGTGAACAACCTGTTGAGGAAGTGTTCACAGCCCAGCGCGCAGACCCTAAGAGCTTGGTCCTCGTCTGGCGCGGCAAGGGTCCGGCCAGCGTCTCCGAATGGCTCTGCTGGGACGCTGCCGCCGCCTACATGCACGCCGAGCATATGGCAGGCATCCGCGACGGCGATACCGTCATTCTCTACTCGCTGAATTGGCAAGCCTCTTGGTCGGGTAGGGCTTGAGTATGAACAAGCCCACCCGCATCCCGCTGCCGTTTCGCCGTCCAAGCCTGCCGCCGCTCACCCGCGCCCGCAAGCAGAAGGCGATCATTGAAATCCTAAGCCGCTCTGACCTCTCGCTACGCCAGAAAGGCAACGCGATCGAGATGTTGCGGCAACTTGAGACAGAGGATTGAGTATGAGCAACATAGGGCACAACGGCGGCGATATAAACGAGGCTGATACAAGCAACTCGTTTTTTGTCAGCCGTGAGGTTTTTGATCATCCGGCGTTTCAAGCTAAGCCTTGGTGTGATGGCTTTGCATGGTTGCACTTGCTGTCTATGGCGTCGGTTGAAACGCGGCGCAAACTCAACAAGGGAACCATTGTCATCATCGATCCGGGCGACGTTATGGAGGCTCACGGGGAGCTTGCTAAGCGGTGGGGCTGGACTGTTGATAAAGTCAGGTACTTTCTGAAGCGCCTTGAGCGCGAAGCGATGATTACCCGGTTTTGTGCCAAGCAAGACAACAACCGCAGCACCAACCAAATACAGATCATAACTATCTGTAATTTCAAGAAATATCAGCTTATTCAGGAGACGCTACACCAGGCAAATTACCAGGCTGAACACCAGGCGCGCACCAGGCAAGCACCAGGCGCGCACCAGGCGCGCACCAACACTATAGATAATAACTTAGATAGAACTAATAATACTTCCCCCCTAACCCCCCAAGGGGGGAACGAGCCTAGCGTCGTTTTCGAGGATGGAAAGCTAACCGTCTTGAACGGGACTTCGGCATCGTTGGCCGAAGAGTTTCCAGGCATCGACTTGCAGGCGGTCTGCAACCGCGCCGCAAAGGACGTTATACAACTCAAGACCCCATCGCCGAATGACGTTCTGGCGATCATCCGCAGCCACGCGCAAACCGAACTTGAAGCCGCTCAACGTCGCGCCAAGCGATCGGCAGCGAATAGCGGGACACGATTGCCAAACGACTGGCAGTTGACCCGAGCGCTGGGGGAGTGGGCTCTCGAAACGTACCGCATCACCGACGTAGAGGTCCGAAAGGAAGCCGAGGCTTTCCGGAATTACTTTTTGGCGGCACCCGGTGCCAAGGGCAAAAAGCTCGATTGGTCGCTGACTTGGAAAAACTGGATCGGCCGTAAATACCTTTTGAAAACCGAAACGCCTAAAGCGTCGGACCGCAAATCACCCCAGTTTGGACCGGCCGCCTTCGATTACGAGGCCGACGCGCGTTTGCGTGAAAACGCCTTGAACGAAACCCGTGAACGGATGCAGGCGGACCGAGAGCGAATGCTCCGCATGTCCGAGGAGCAAAACTAATGGACATGCAACACGATTACAGCCGTTCTGATTTGGACGCCGAGAACGAGCAGCGCCTGATCGGCTGGATGATGCTTAACGCCGAGAAGGCCGGGAGCATTATCCACGAAATCGGAGAGCGTGACTTTGCTTGGCCGGATCATGCCGAGGTTGTCGAGGCTATTCGCGCGACGTGCAAGTCTGGACGGGAACCGACCCTAACGACGGTTCTACAGGGCCTCGACTGCGGGCGGTTGATCGGTGAGGGAATTACCTATGGCGAGTATCTACGCCGCCTGACACGGGACATAGGGCTGCGTATTGAGCCCGTTCGGCCGTTGTTAGCGAATTTGCACGACGCCCGCATCCGCCGCGATCTTGAGGCCACGACATCCGGTCTTGTGATGGACCTTCACGGCGGCCGTGATCTCGCTGACGCGATTTCCGAGGCTATGGGCTATTTGGACGAAATCCTCAGCACGACGACCCAAAAGAAGCGGACGGTGGGGAGCGGCTCCGATGCGGTCACGGTCGCTCTGAGCCGGATCGACAACGAGATCAGCCCCAACGTCACCACTGGTCTGCACGATCTCGATGACATCTTGGGTGGCTGGCCACGTGGGCAGCTCTCGATCGTCGCCGGCCGGCCTGGCATGGGTAAATCCGCCTTTGCCGTGCACGCATTTATGACCGCTGCCAAGACGGCACCATCGCTGTTTTTCTCGCTCGAAATGGTTCAAGAGCAGATGGGTGCCCGCATGTTGGCCAATGCCGCATTCGCAGCACAAGCCCCGATTTGGTACGAGTCCATACAGAACGGCGACCCCGTTTTGCGATCGGGTCCGATCCGAAATCGGTTGAACGCTGCCGCTGAACGGATCGCCCAACTGCCTCTCAAGATCGAGGAGCAGCGCGGATTGACGATTGCGGAAATATCCGCCCGCGCCCGTCGCCACGCCAATGCGCTCGCCGCCAAGGGTCAGAAGCTCGAAACGATCTTCGTGGACCACATCGGCTTGGTTCGCGCCTCTGGCCAGTATCTCGGCAATCGCCCCCGTGAAATCGCCGAAATCACGGACGGCTTGGCGACCTTAGCGAAGGACCTCGACTGCGCTGTGATCGGCCTTTGCCAGCTTAATCGTGGCGTTGAAGGGCGCGAAAACCGCCGCCCCGGCCTATCGGACTTGAAGGACAGCGGCGCGATCGAAGAGGACGCGTCGAGCGTGATTTTCCTTTATCGGCCAGCCTACTATCTCGCCAACACGCGAGAGGACAATGCGGAACGGGAACAGGACAGGCTAGACCGGCTGCAAGCGGCTGAGAACATCTTGGAACTAGTCGTCGCAAAGAACCGCAACGGCCGCACGGGGGTGATTGAAGCGTTTGGGTGTATTGGAGCGAATGCGATCAGGGATCGCGGCTATCTGAGGGGAACTGGGGGCACGAAATGAGCGATTTACTAGACCAAATCGAACAAATGCGACGGGACATGAACGATCGCGGGCACCAGCTCGCAGCAGGGCTTCAGGACGTTGAGAGGATGATCGACATCATCCGATCGGGAGCCGTCCAGCAAATCCGGGGCGTGACCTACCGCTGGGAAATCGCAAACGCTGAAATCGTAGGCGAACTGCAAAAGCTCCACGGCCTGATGACGGGACGGGTCGAACCGGAACAGCCACCGGCAATCGATGAACGGTTCACGGCTCCTCGGTATCTCAGGGAAGCCGCCGAATGAGCAGCAACTGTCACCGCCTCCGCAAATACGAGCGCAAAAAGCGCAAGGCACGCGACCCGCAGAAGTTCAACCGATTAGCCCGCCTTTATTGGCGCTATCATTTCAAGGTCCACGGGCCGCACGCCTGCCTATGGGTGATCGAATGACAGAGATCAAATACACCTACAAAAACCGCCACTGGACCCCGGCCCACGTCCGCACCCTGCAACGGCTTTGGAAACTGGGCTACACGATCGAGGCCATCGCCGACCGCCTGTTTCCCGGTTGCACTCCCGGCTCCGTTAAACACAAAGCCTATCACCTGTGTCTACAACCTAGAGAATGCGACGTGCAATCCCGTTGGACGCCGCAGCTTGAGGCTTTGCTAACCGACCGCTGGAAGGCCGGCATCTCCGCCGCTCGGATCGCAATCGAGATCAAGACCGTTTACGAGGTTGATTTTACCCGATCGAGCATAATTGGAAAAGCGCATCGTTTGCGGCTGCCGGCCCACAAGCTCGGGAACATCTGCAAGCAGGGCGCAGGCCACGCCAATCGCAAGATCAACGCTCAGCTTCGCAGGGCCGCTTTAAAGCCACGTACAGCGCCACTGGCGGCGATTGTCGCGTCTCCGCTACCTGCGCCTACCCCAGAACCAGATAGGGCGTCCTGGGTCACGCTAGAGGCCGTGGGAAGGGGTTGTAAATGGATATACGGCGATCCGCTCAATGACCACGGTTACTGCGGCTGTGAGACGGTTCCGGGGAAATCCTTCTGTTTAGGGCACTTTCAGCGAGCGTATATCCAACTCGACGTGAGAAGGCGTAAAGCAGATTGGGATGATGAAACGAAGCAAAAGATCAAGATGCTTCAAGAATTAATAAACGGTTAGGCCAAGGAAGGCCAAGAAATGAAACAAGACGAGGAAAAACAGAAATTCTATAGGGCACAAGAGGCAGCGCGTATTCTGTCAATTTCTTTACCTGTTCTACGCCAATGGGCAGAGGAAGGCAAGATTAAAGCGTTCCAGACGCCTGGAGGGCGCTTCAGATATGATGTTCAATCGTTTTTAAACTTGGCCATGCCGGCAACGCGGGCGCGACTGGATCGGAAAGCCAAGGCGAGAGCGGCGCGGCCGTCAGAGCCGATGCTCCCCATGATGGCGGAGGCGGATAAGGCCAATCAGAAGGCTCTAGATGGGGGTGTGGCGAAATAGCGCAGTCAAGGCCCTTTTTGGCTCTTGACACGTTGATTTTGTTAACTTTTTGGAATTGACAAACCGATCAACATACACGTATAAGCAGGTCATGTCAACACAAAACACCATTAGCCGCTTGAAACTACGCCCAAAATCGGGCATTGTCTCAATCGGTTCGGTTAACGTCAGCGGTGCCCCTGACCAGGACATCCAGCCGCCGACGTTATTCTTGAATCAGCAAGCCGTCAAGGCCATGCGCTCTGACCTTGGGTGCATCGCTTTTAGGTTTGGACAATTTCGGGGGCGGGCAACCGCATTAACGGCCGCATCGGGAAGGGTGCGGCCGTTTTCCGTTCAACTGGAGGGAAACCAGCAATGACGAGAGTGCGCATCTACTTTCATTCAGGGTTTGAACCGCCGCCTGCAAAGCCGGGCGCACCACGTCAGCCCTATCTTGATCGCTGCATTATGGACGTAGGGTTCGAAGCTAAAACATCTACCCCCGCGCCAAAAGGAACGACAGTCGCCCTCGTCCAAGCTGACGGCCTCGTCCATATCGAGATCAGGCCGCTTCAGGATCAGCGCCCAGCCGATATTTACTCGCCCATGATCGAAGGCGACATGCAGTTCATCATCGGAGCTGACTGGACCGTGAGCGTCCTCGAAGTCGGGGCCGTTGCAGACATTCCGTTCGACCTACCGGAGGCAGCGCAATGATCGATGTTCTGTTCCTTTTCATAGGCTTAATCGGCCTGCCCGCCCTTTGGATTTGGCTGGCAGCACGGAGGGACTAGTCATGGCTCAAGACACCACGCCAGAACGCGATCCCTTAGAGGAATACTGGGCAACCTACAGCCGCCCGGTGCAGCCGCTTCTGCCGCTTGATTGGCCGACAGAACAGAACAACTGGACCTCAGGCCGCTACGCCTTCGCCGCTATCGTCTGGGGCTTGATATTCATGCTGTTGGTCAGCATCCCGGCCGGAGCCTCAGGAGCCGCCAAGAAACACACAGGAACTCGCGTCAAGGCGATCGAACAGCGGGAAACAAAGCAATCCTGCCTCTCACCTGTTCGTGTGGTTGGAAGCCAATGGGCAACCGCAGACGGGGCCGAAGAAAGCGCACAGAAGGCATGGGCTGAAACCGTCCGCTTTAATCACGGCGAGGCGTTTATGCAACTCGACCAAGCGGTCGGGTATCAGAAACGGTGTTCACGATCATCGGTTGGCGAGGTGGTTGGGCAGACCTTAATCCGCTGCGAAGTCGACGCCGCCCCCTGCCGCCCTCCGTTCACAGCGGGGGCACAATGAGCAAAAAGCCGGTCTCAGATACAACTGAGAAGAAACTGAGCAATTTGAAGCCGTTTAAGGCCGGTCAAGAATGGACTGGTAACGCTGCCGGCCGCCCGAAAGGATCGCGGCACAAGATCACCGAAGATTTCCTGTCGGCCGTGGCTGAGGATTTCGAAAAGCACGGCAAGGCGGTTCTGTCCAAGGTTCGGGAAGAGGACCCGGCGACCTACCTCCGTGTCGTGGCTCAGATCATCCCGAAGGAAACGGACCTCACGGTCAAGGGAGACGACGCCTTCGTTGCCCTTTGGCAGAAGGTTTCATCGGGGGCCTTGGCCGAACTGATCGACAAGCTTGAGCAGGACGTGGAGGCGCGGCACTGATGGATGATTATGACCCCGCCGACAATTCCCGCAAGTGCTACGACCTCGCCATTTCCAACATGCGCGAGCGGCTCCAGTCGTTCCGAAAGGAAACGATTGGCGACTGCGAACTTTACCTTGGAGATTGCCGGGAACTTCTCCCGCTTCTCCCAAGGGTGGACGCAGTGGTGACTGATCCGCCGTATGGGATTGGTCACAGGCGCGGGTCTGCAGGGGATCGGGGCAAAGGCGTGACCCTTGGCGCGACGGGCATTATAAACGACGATATTCCGTTTGATCCTTCGGCGCTGTTGCGCTGGCCGTGCATTTTGTGGGGCGCTAATCATTTCGCCTATGAACTGCCCCGTGGTCGGTGGCTGATTTGGGACAAGACACTAGGGGCTGGCAGCGGCGACTTTTCCGAGTTTGAGGTGGCGTGGTGCTCAAAGACTGGAGCAGATCGCATTAAGCGCCATATGTGGATGGGCGTTCAGCGCGACAGCGAAGTAGGCCAAGAGCGCCAACACCCGACGCAGAAGCCAATCGAAGTTATGCGGTGGTGCGTCCAACAGTTTCCAGACGCCCGCACCATCCTTGACCCGTTCATGGGTAGCGGCACAACGGGCGTGGCTGCGGTCAAACTTGGTCGGCGGTTCATCGGGATCGAGTGCGAACCGAAGTATTTTGACATTGCCTGCAAGCGCATCCGCGACGCCTACGCTCAGCCCGATATGTTTGTAGAGGCTGCGAAGGCTCCCCAACCGGAACAACTCGACATGCTGGGGGCCGCAGAGTGACCCTTCCCCTCGAACCCTGGATGAAAGCATGGGCGCGGTCGACAAACGACCCGCTCCTGTTTGCGTGCGGGGTCATGGGGTTTCTGATGCCGGGGGAACCCAACCCCGAGGGCAAGCCGCAGCTTGAGCCGTGGCAGGTGTTGGCTCTGTCGGCCATTCGGGACGGGCACAAGCGCATTTCGATCCGCTCCGGTCACGGCGTCGGCAAGTCGTGCTTTCAGTCGATCCTCTGCCTCTGGGCGCTCTCGACTCATGTCGATTGCAAAGTGCCGCTCGTCGCCGGTTCACAAGATCAGCTCCGCGATACGCTGATGCCTGAAATTGCCAAGTGGCACAAGACATTACCGGAACCTCTGCGGAACCAACTTGAGGTACAAGCCGAGCGCATCGTGGTAAGGGCGCGGCCGGACGAGGCTTTTGCGGTTTGCCGTACTGCCAGCAAAGACAACCCCGACGCGATGCAGGGTTTTCACGCCGGGTTTCTGCAATTCTTGGTCGATGAGGCCAGCGGCGTGCATGAAAAAGCGTACGAAGTCGCAATGGGCGCTTTGAGCACCGAAGGCGCTATCCTCGTGATGACCGGCAACCCGACCGAAAGCTCGGGCTACTTCTACGACAGCCACACGCTCCTAGCCGATCGGTTCTGGACCCTGCGCGTCTCGTCTGAGGACGTGCCCCGCGCTCGTGGTCATATCGAGGACGTGATCCAGCGGTTCGGGGCCGACAGCAATGAATACCGCGTCCGCGTTCTCGGCGAGTTCCCCAAGGCCGGACCCGACAGCCTCATCCCGATGGAATGGGTTGAGGCCGCGATCACTCGTGACGTGGCACCCATGAACGTCTTGCCGGTGTGGGGTATTGACCCGGCACGCGGCGGCGACCGCTCCACCCTTTGCAAGCGCAAGGGCAACACGGTGATGGAGCCGATTAAGGTCTTTAACCAGAAAGACACCATGACCCTGTGCGGTCTGATCCTGCGCGAATGGGATGCCACCGAAATAGATGACCGCCCGCATGAAATCTGTGTCGATGTGATTGGCATCGGTGCCGGCGTCGTGGATCGGTTGTCGGAGCTTGGCCTTCCCGTGCGCGGCGTCAATGTGGGCGAGAGCGCGTCCGTTGACGATACTTTCATGCGCCTGCGCGATCAGCTCCACTGGAAGCTGCGCGAGTGGTTCGAAGCCCGCAACTGCAAGATACCCAACGACCGCGCGCTGATCTCGGAACTCACGGTCACGAAATACCGCGTTCTCTCATCTGGCCGCGTCCAGGTCGAAAGCAAAGACGACATGAAAAAGCGGCTGGCGGGAAAGAGCCCCGACCTTGCCGATGCTTTGATGCTCACCTTTGCAGCAGACGACAGGCAGCGGTTCCTTGCGGATCGCGATCGGCACCGGGCCTCGCAAACACGTAGCCATTCAGGGTGGGCCGCATGAGAAAGATTGCGCTTCCCAAGGGCTATCGACTGAAAGACGGCAAGCTCGTGAAGGTCGGCACCTACAGGGATGCGAGCCATGCCATCCGTGCCAAGAAATCAAAGAAGCAACGGCCACAAAGGCGGGTTGTCTAATGGAACAGATGATTGCTGACCTGATGATGGGGACTGTCGTGGGTGGCGTAATTATCGTTTTAGGTTTTGTGTTGGGCGTTCTTTGGTCAAGCCGGTGGGACTGAGACAATGGTAAAACCGATCAACTGGGGCGGAATGCTGGAGCCGTATTTGCAGCCGTTAAAGGAACGGTTGGGAATGTTGCCGCTCGGCCAATACGAAGACGGGTCGGTGCGCCTGGCATGGCCGGGGATGCTTGCCGATACGTTCTCGAAAGGCATGGCCGCAGCAGATACGCCCATTCCCGCAATCAATGATGATCAAGCATGGGCGGATAAGTCGGCGGCCATGTTTGACATGACCAGCCTAGCCCCGATGGCAGGCGCTGGCGTGGCAATGACCGGAGCGCTGGACAACGCCCTTGGAAGCGCTGGCGGCAACCTGATGAAAGGCGCAACCCCAGACCTCCCGATGGACCTTGCAAGCCGAATGGCTAGGGCTAAGGAAATGGGGTTTGATACGGATACGCCGCTCTATCATGGAACGCGGAATGATTTCGATGCCTTCTCTATTGAGCCTGAGCCGGGTAGGGACATCTTCGGCGTTCACTTGGGGACAAAAGAGCAGGCCGACGACATTGTTAAGTCGTCTGGATATTACAAGCGCAATGTCGGGGACTATTGGCCGGAAAGCCGCATTCTGCCTGTTTACGCCAAGCAAGGCAACATGCTGGAATTGCCCGACCTAGGCCAAGGCAATTCTTGGGATGTTGGAGCGCTTCGCTATGAGATGGCAACGCGCGGCATCCCGTTTAAGGGTGACGACTTCAATCCAACCTTGGCGGACGTTCGCAAGTCGCTGCAAGATGCCGGTTATGATGGCATCAAATACCTAAACGAATTCGAGGGAACAAGAGACGGGAGTCCGCAAAATAGCGTGATGCTATTCGACCCCCGCAACATCCGCTCTGTCAACGCCGCCTTTGATCCTTCTAAATCGGATAGTGCGAACCTGTTAGCGGCGAATGCCCCGACTGGTGCAGCCATTCCCGCAGGGATGGAAGCCGCACAAGGCGAACAAGACCCGCAGACAATGACCACAGCCAACATCCTTCGCCTGCTCATGGGGGGCAAATGAAAGACTATAACGCCATAGCCGACGCTTTCGTGTCCGATTTCGTCGAGCGCCACATCCGCACCCGTGTGCTGGACGGGCGTCCTGATCGCATCCTTGTCAAAACGCTGACGATCGAGATCGGGCAGCTTTTGCGTGACCAGTTCGATGCGGAAACCATCGCAGAGAACGACAAGCCGAAGCACAAAGCCAAGAAGGAAGCCCGCTCATGAGCGCCGACGAGGACGACAAGAACGAAGGTTACGAAGTCGAGAAGCAGGACGACGGTGGCACCCGTGGGCTGGACGATGTGGAGCTTTATAACCGCCTGCGCGGCTTTTTCCGGCAAGACAGCGAGCACACTCAACAGTGGCGCGTGGAAGCGAAAGAGGATTTCGCCTTTGTGGCCGGCGACCAATGGTCAAAGGAAGATAAGGCGTACCTGTCCGATCAGCAGCGCGTCCCGATCGTCTTTAACCGCGTGATTGCGATTATCAAAGCGGTCTGCGGCCTGGAGATCAACAGCCGCCACGAGACCGTCTATCTTCCGCGCGGCACCAATGCCGGTGAGGTGAAGATCAATGAAATCCTCTCCGCTGCCGGTCAGTGGATGGCTGATGGATGCGATGCTGAGGACGAGCAGTCGGGCGCGTTTCAAGACGCTGTGATCTGCGGCATGGGCTGGACGGAGGCCCGCATTGATTACGATCTTGAGCCCGATGGCATGTACGTCGAGGACAAGATCGACCCGTTCGAAATGTATTACGACAAGGCCGCCCGTAAGAAAAACCTCGTCGATGCGCGGCGCATGTTCCGCGTGCGCAAGCTGTCCATGTCCGAAGCCAAGGACATGTTCCCCGACGAGGATGAGTGCGACCTGGACGCCCCGTGGGCTGTTGGCGGCACCGATGGCCGGGAACCGAAGCCCATTGAGCAGCGTCGCCGCAAGCTGGACCCCGTAGAAGGCGGAGACGAGTCCGATGACGTGCATATCGTGCACGCGCAGTGGTTTGAGAAGGTGCCTTACTGGCGTGTCAGCAACCCGGCCAACCCCGGCGCTGTCGAAGAAGTGGCCGACGATGAGTATAAGATGCTGGTCAAGGCCGCAGCCGAGCAAGGCGTGCAACTCACGGCCGTGAAGCAAATGAAGCGCGTTTACAAGCAGGCGTTTCTTGGCTCGAAAATCCTTGGCGAAGTCATGGAAAGCCCGGCCGGCGACCGCTTCTCGTGGTCTTGCATCACGGGCGAACTCGATCGCAACAAAGGAACGTGGTTCGGTCTGGTGCGGGTGATGAAAGACCCGCAGCGTATGGCCAATCGCTTTATGTCGAGCATCATGCACATCCTCGCCACGACGGCAAAGGGTGGCATCCTTGCCGAGTCGGGCGCATTCAAAGACGAAAGGGCGGCACAGGATACCTACGCCAAGCCGGACGCGATCACCTGGACGGCCAAGGACGCCATTAAAAACGGCCGCATTATGCAGAAGCCCGGCGGCGGCATGACGGCCGGTTATACGCAGTTGCTTGAGTTTTCCATTTCCTCGATCCGCGATGCGTCGGGCGTCAACCTTGAACTGCTCGGAATGCGGGACGCCAACCAGCCGGGCGTATTGGAAGCGCAGCGCAAACAAGCCGGGCTGACCATTCTCGCGACGTTGTTTGACTCGCTGCGGCGTTTCCGTAAGCAGGTTGGCCGCGTCCGCTTGCACTATATCCAGAACTATCTCAGCGACGGGCGTTTGATCCGCATCGCCAAAGAGGACGGCACGACGGAGGCAATCCCCCTGATGCGTGACGCGGCAGCGGGTCAGTATGAAGTCATCGTTGAGGATGCGCCAACGTCTCCCAACTCAAAAGAGCAGACCTGGACCACAATTCAGCAAATTTTGCCGGCGTTTAAGGAACTACTTACCCCTGAAGCGGTGATTACGGTGCTGGAATACTCGCCGCTGCCGTCCAAACTGGTCGGCGCGTTCAAAGAGATGGCCAGCAAGCCGAACCCCGAAGCGGAAATGGCCAAGCAGATCGCGCAAGCGGTTGAGCAGGTCAAGATAGACCGGGATAAGGCAGCGGCTGAGAAGGATCGGGCCGCAGCGGAAAGCACCCGCGTCTCGTCGATCATTGATCTGGCTACGGCCGGCGTGCAAGCGGCTCAAATGGGGCTACTCGGCGCGCATGAAAACATCATGTCACCAGAGCCGTGGGCCATGCCGACGATCAATGACCCTTATCTCATCGAACCGCAGCAGAGTAACGGTGCCATGCCACCGATGGCTCCGATGATGCCACAGGTGCCGCGCGGTCCACAGCGGCCGTTACCCATGGCTGAAGATGCGGAACTGATGCCGCCACCTATGCCGGGGATGCCGCAATGAGAGAGGAATTCATCACAGGGGCGGTGATCCTTGTTTTTGGGGTGATCTTGTTTGGCGTGATTATCGCAGTCCAACTTCTGTTCTGAGGGGAACACATGAGCACGGAATCGACTGAAAGCAGCTTTTCGGAAGCCTTGTCGCCGGCTGAAGCCGCCTACTTCTCATCGAGGGGGGAAAAGACGGAGGGCTTGGCTCCGTCAGAGCCCGCCGCAGCCCCTAGCGAGCCCGTACAGGCCGAAACCCAGGCGAGTGAGGGTGATGCTGCCCCACAAGCAGAGCCCGGCGCTGTAGACGATGAGGAAGGCATTTACATTGACGAGGACGGCAAGGCTCGTTCGGTTCTGACAGGCAAGTTTGTGCCCCACGCCGCGCTCCACAAAGAGCGGGAGCGACGGAAGAGCGTCGAGGCTGAATACCTCACCGTGCGGGAGAAGATGGCCCGTGCCGAGGAGCGCTTGGCCGTCTTGAATGAGGTGTTGCAACAGCCGCAAGCGCCGCAGCTCGGTCAGCAGCAGCCGGGACAGGTCGAGGAAATCCCCGACCCTGAGAAGGATATTTTCGCCTACGTCAAATATCAGGCAAAGCTGATCGAGGACCTGAAGGCCGCACAGAACCAAGTGCAGGAACGCACGCAGCAGCAGGAAGGCCTCGCACAACTCCAAAAAGCCTACGTGCAAGACGCGCAAACGTTCGCCAAGGATAAGCCGGACTTCAAAGACGCCTACTCGCATCTGGCCAACTCACGGGCTCGGGAACTGATGGCGCTGGGCTATAACGAACAGCAAATTCGCTCTCAGTTGACGCAGGAAGAGACGCACATCGTTGCACAGGCGTTTCAACAGCGGCGCTCGCCGGCTGCGGTGCTGTACGAACAAGCGTTAGCGCGCGGCTACACGCCAAAGCAGGCTGCCGCCGCCGCACAAGCCATCAACCCGGCACAGAAGCTCGAAACCGTGGCCAGAGGACAGGCAACGCAAAAGAGCCTTTCCGGTGCGGGTGGATCATCGGGCGAAGGCTTGACGGTCGAAGCTCTCGCCAACATGAGCGAGGAGGAATTTGCGGCTGTTTCAGCGAAGCTCGGAAAATCGAAGCTGCGCGCATTGATGGGTGGATAAAATGACGATGAAGATTGTCGGGACGATTAAGTATGACGATGGGGTCGAAACCTTCGAAACAACGCTGCCGACCCGGTTTTTGTGGGTGGTTTACAAGCATTGGCCTACGGGCATGGTGGAGCGCGTCGCCGCGTTTTATCAGGAGCAAAATGCCCGCGAGTTTGCGGCTAAACTAGTCGGAAAAGACAAAGCCACGATCGGCCTCGAAACAATATCTGTCCATGATGATCCGAAAGAGGCTTGACGGGAAAAACGAACAAACAGACAAGCCCTACAGCGAGACGATAGGCGGCCGACTGGTCATCGGCCACACACCTAGAGCCCGCAACCCCCACCCTTCCCACGCACTGCACGTCCAGGGTCCGACGAAGCCACGATAAGGCTTTTCGGTTTGCGCCCGTATCGCGCTCGTCGCATGGCCCCGACACCTCTCCACGGCCATTCCGGTGCTCCCGTTATCGAGCAAACACGCGGAACCATTCAATCCTTGGAGAGGATCAATCATGTCTTACACATCGTTCGGTGTAAACGACGCACTGGCCGTCAAGCTGTGGGCTAAGAACCTTACAGCCGCCATGCGGGAGTATCTGGAAATCGCCCCGCTGATGGGCGAAGATCCCAACTCCGTCATTCACGTCAAGTCGGAAACCAAAAAGGGCACCGGCGACAAGGTGACGTTCGGCCTTCGCGCTCGCCTCACGGGCGCTGGTAAGACCGAAGGCGAAACCGCCGAAGGCAATGGCGAGTCGCTCTCGATCTACTCTGACAGCGTAACGATCAACGAACTTCTGCACGTTGTCGGCACCCGTTCGGAAAACACCATCGACCAGCAGCGCGTGCCCTTTAACCTCCGCGATGAGTGCAAAGAGGCGCTCGCGATGTGGTGGGCTGATCGCCTGTCGGTGAGCTTCTTCAATCAGGTTTGCGGCAACACCGTCCAGACGGACACCAAATACACCGGGTTGAACGCCACGGTCGCTCCTTCGTCGGCTCGCATCATCCGCGCTGGCACGGCCGCTGCCGATAACAACCTCACGTCTGCCGACATCATGACGCTCGACCTGATCGACCAGGCGGTCGAAATGGCCAAGGTTGGCGACAATATGGTCGTTCCGTTGAACATCGGCGGTGCGAAGAAATACGTGTGCTACATGCACCCTTTTCAAGTCACGGCGCTTCGTACCAATAGCTCGTCGGGTCAGTGGCTCGACATCCAGAAAGCCGCTCTTTCGGCCGATAACTCGACGAAAAACCCGATCTATAGCGGTGCGCTTGGTGAATACAACGGCGTGATCTTGCGCTCGTCGCAGGACATTCCGCTGGGCTGCGTCACGACCACGGCAGCATCCAACACCCGCCGCGCGGTTCTGTTGGGCGCACAGGCCGCTGCAATGGCCTACGGCTCGGCTGATAAGGGCACGCCGAACAAATATCGCTGGAACGAAGAACTCCTCGACCACAAGCGCAAATTGGAAATCGCTGCGGCCGCGATACTTGGTCTTAAAAAGACGCGGTTTAACTCTGCCGACTTTGGCACGGTTGTGATCTCCACCTACGCCGCTGCTTCGTCATAACCCAACCCCAGCTAACTAGGAGACTTGAACATGGCTACTGATACAGCTGGCGGCGTTGGCCAGGAATACCCGCAGAACATGGTGCACTACATCTCGAAGACGATCGGCTTCGCAGATGACGACTTGGTTGTGACCGTTGGTTGGCTTCCCCCGAATGCGGTGGTGGTCGATTGCGGTGTCGCTGTCACCACGGCCTTCTCGGCCAACTCTGTGCTCGACATCGGCACGGCTGCCGACCCGGATGCGTATGCTTCCGCTATCGTGATGACCACGGCGGGCTGCATTCGTGACGTGTCGACCGTCCCGCTGCTGTCGCATGACGACACGGGAACGGTGGACACAAAGATCGTTGCCTCTCTGACTTCGAGCGGCGCGATCTCGGCCGGTGTTGGCCACGTGTTCGTCTATTACATCGTCCCGAACCGCTAACCCATAGCGGGCGGGGCCTAAAACCCCGCCCCTTTCAACTTTGGAGGTTGCTATGGCTTACGGGCCGGAACTCTCAGACGGTCGCTATCGCAATATGCGGTTGGCGGTCCAAGGTCTTGCAACGGAAGTCGGCACGGGCACCGCATCGTCGGCGGCCGTGACGATCAACGATCTTGCGGGCCTGATCACGACGGAAGCCCTCACCACTGCACAGAACGCAATCGCAACCGTTACTCTGACGAATGATAAGGTAGCGGTCGGTGATCTCGTGTTCTGGTCGATCGGTGACGGCACGAACACGCAGGGCACGCCGATGATGATGCAGGCGACGGTTTCGGCGAGCACGATTGTGTTCGAAATCGTCAACAAGCACGCATCGGCCGAAGCATTCAACGGCACGCTGCTTATTCGCTTCTTTATCGTCAAAGCACTCTAAACAGCGGGGGGTTTCGGCCCCCCGTCCCTTCGTAACGGGACACAAGGAACCAGCACCATGATCGTCACGACGCCTCAGTACACGCTCACGAAGGTCAGCGGCACGACGGCCTATGATGCCGGCGACTTGATTGCGAACAGCGCGACAGCGGGCAGCGTGACGCCGTTCGAGTGGAGCATGTCGGGTCTCGGCCGCTCCGGCATGATCCGGCGCGTGCGCATTTTCAAATCAACCACGACCACGACCGCCGCATCGTTTTTGCTGCACCTTTTCACGACAGCCCCGACCGTCGCCAACGGTGACAACGGGGCCTTTTCTTTGTCGGCGGGCATTGGTGCCGGTTATCTCGGGTCGGTCGCGCTCGATATGAGCAGCGGCGCAGAAGCCGGGTCGGCGTCGGGTTTGGCCGATGTCAGCGCAGCCATCGCTATTGGCGTGAACTTTCCCACGTCGGGCGCGTCGATTTACGGACTACTGGAGGCGGTCGGCGCTTACGCGCCGGGTTCATCGGAGACGTTCACCATCACCCTGGAGATTGAGGGTTGAGTGTGTGCGCCGGCCGGCTCCGCTGGGAACGGAACCGACCGACTTGTCAGAGTTTGCTTAACGGAAAGCAGCCCCGACCATGACGACCTTAACAGGTAAATCAATGTCCGGTCCCATGCCGAAAGACTTAACTGCAACGCTCGCCACCCATGACGCAGCCATCAACGTGCTTGGCGGCCGCATGACGGGCGTGGAAAGCTCTGTGCGCACGCTGCAAGGCGAAGTTCACACGGGTTTCTCGGCGCTGGGCTCGAAGCTGGATAAGCTCGACAGCCGGCCACAGTTCGATTTTCACCAGACGACCAAGACCGTCTTGAGCCTTGCGGTTCTGTTTTCGATGGTCTGCGCCGGCATCATCTACATCACCAACTCGCAAAACGCAGCCGAGCGGGCGCGGCAGGAGATCATTGCCAACGCCCTCGCGGAGAAGGTTGGAAAGACCGACAGCATCCTCGAAAAGATCGACAGCAAGCTCGAAGAGAAGGTCAACAAGACAGAGGGCCTTTTAGAGAAGATCGAGCAAAAACTGGACTGGGCTCCGACCGTGGAGAAGCGCAGCAAATGAGCACGCTCGCGATCATGAAAGCCCGCGTCGCAGACGAGTTAGCGCGTGACGACCTCACGTCGCAGATTGCCTATGCCATCACGGATGCCATCGCCGCCTATACCGACGAGCGGTTTCTGTTCAATGAAAGCCGGTCCAACACCTTCTCGACCGTGGCTAATCAGGAGTTTTACGCCTCCACGGACTCGGCCTTCATCGGCACCCTTAACAAAATCGATTACATCGCGATCTACGTTGGCGATCAGCCTTACCAAGTGCTGCCCATGCGGCCGGTGGAGATGGAACACTTTTCCACCAACGGCACCAGCACCGGTCAGCCGAGCTGGTATGCCTACTATGATAAGAAAATCCGGTTCTATCCCGTGCCCGATGCCGTCTACACAATGCGCGTCGCGGCTGCGGTGGACGTGGCGGCACCGGCTACAGACGCAGAGGCCTCGAACCCTTGGATGACAACGGCGGAGCGCCTGATCCGCTCGCGCGCCAAGCTGGAACTGGCGTTGCACGTCCTGAAAGACCTCGAACTCGCCGCCACCATGCAGCAGGCGGTGGAGGAAGCCTTTGAGCAACTGAAGTCGCGCACCAACCAAATCACGCAGATCGGTGACGGTCGCGTTATGGCGATGGAGTTCTAATGGCCGCGCTCCTCACCATCGGTGAATACCGGCCCGACGTTTCGGACCACAACGCCGCCTACACGGCGTCGGTGTCGAACGTCTTGCCGCGTGGCGATGGGTATGGACCGTTCTTTGACGCTAACGTGTTTTCCGATGCGCTGGGCGCACGCTGTCGGGGTTTGTTCTTCGGCACCAAGTCGGACGGCACGATCAAGATATTCGCAGGGACCGCTGACCGGCTCTACACGCTCGACAATACAACGCTGACCTGGACCGATGCGAGCGCGGGCGGCAGTGCCTACAGCACCGTCCCGACAGAGGGGCTTTGGAGCTTCGCGCAATTCAACGACAAGATCATAGCGACGCAGCCCAATGACGACGTGCAAGTGTTTGACATCGACACGGACACGGAATTTGCGAACCTCGCAGGATCGCCGCCGCGTGCGTCTTATGTCTCCGTTGTAAACCGCTTTCTGGTTCTGTCGGGTCTCGCTTCCAATGCCAACCGGGTGCAGTGGTCGGGTTTGAACGCCATTACGACCTGGACAAGCGGCACAACCTACAGCGACTTTCAAGATTTGCCAGACGGCGGCAACGTGCTCGGCGTGGTTGGTGGCGAGTTTGGCGTCATCCTGCAAGAGAGCAGCATCCGCCGCATGATCTTTTCGCCCGGCTCCGACATCGTGTTCCAGATCGACAGGCTGTCAAAAGAGCTTGGCGCAGCGCACCCCTATCAAATTGTAGACGCCTCAGGCCGCGTCTTTTTCTTCGCGAACAAGGGTTTTTATACCATCGACGCCTCAGGCTCGATGACGCCCATAGGTCGCGAGCGGGTCGATCGCACATTCCTCGATGATTACGACGCAACGGACCACTCCATGCTTCAGGCCGCAGCAGACCCGCGCTCTAATCGTGTGTTCTTTGCCTACAAGTCGCAAGCCAACGCCCTAACGACGATGGATAAGGCGCTCGTTTACGATTACATCCTCGATCGCTGGTCGCCTGTCGATCTTGAGGCGGAAATCATCACGTCACTGGCTAAGCCCGGCATCACGCTAGAAGGTCTGGCCTTGATCGGCTCACGTGCGGTGAGTAACGCCTTGACCGGCGGCGGGGGTGGCGTTCCTGGCGTGCCGCTAGGTCTGACCCTCCTCATTGCAACCGTATCATCTGCTCCTGGCGGAGGCATTCGTCTCACGGTCTCGTCAACATCGGGCTGGTCAACGGGGGACATCAAAACCGTTGCCGGCGTCACCGGCACGACGGAAGCGAATGGCACGTGGACGATCACGGTGGTTGACGGCACCACGATTGATTTGGACGGTTCCACATTTACCAATGCCTACGTCTCGGGCGGGTATATCGAGGGCTCGATCGACGATCTCGGCATCTCGCTGGACGACTTCGAAGCCGCAACCCGTCCTGACATTGCCATCGCGAACTCAGACCACAAGATCGCGTTTTTTACAGGTGATGCGGTCGAAGCCACGGTCGAAACCGCCGAGCAGTCGGCCATCGATAAGCGTCTCTTTGTGCGCGGCGGCTTCCCGGTGACGGATGCCGGCACGCTCTATGCCTCTGTCGGGCGTCGCGAAAACATGTATGCGACGCCTTCTTATACCAGCGAGACACTCATCAACACGCAGGGCTTTTGTCCACAGCGGGCCTCGACCCGCCATGCGCGTTTCAAGATGCGCGTCCCCGCTGGTACCGATTGGAGTTTCATCACTGGCGTTCAACCGGATGTGGTCGCGGAGGGCCGCCGATGAGCCGCTACTTTATCAAACCACGCATGGCCGCATGGACGGCACCGTGTGAGACGGAAGTCGAGGAAGCCAAGCCGGTAAGCGTCACCGTGTGGGATGACGAGGCACGCGATACGGGCCTGCTGGATGCGGATGGGAACGCGATCATGGCGTCCGATCGTGGGCCGCTGGGATTTCTCGGAGGTGACGCATGAGTGGCGTCATCCTCCACATCGCCGAGAAAGACCCCACGCGGCAGAACCAAGCCATCCGCGATCTGTTCGCCGGACGGTCTAACGCGGTCGGCACGGTAACGTTGACGGCTAACGCAGCCACCACGGCCGTGACAGCCATTAACTGCGGCCTTGGCTCGAAGGTGTTTCTGTTCCCGACCACGGCCAATGCCGCGGCAATCGTCGCCGCGACCTACGTCTCAAGCGTGGGACAGGGAACCTTCACGATCACGCACACGAACAACGCCAACGCAGACAAAACATTTTTCTGGGTGGCCCTCGGATGACACAAGAGATTGAAATCGGGCAACTGCCCTTGGACCTTCTGACCCCGGCGTGGCCGTATCTGGCACCGTTCCTGATTGCGGGCGCAAAGGTCGATCCCGACGTTGATCTAAATCAAGCCGTGGCCGATGTGCTGGAAGGCAAAGCCCGAATTTGGGTGATCCTCGACGGGGAAACCCCGATTGGCGCGTTTCTGACTTCGATCGTCCAGACGAGCGACGGCGAAGCCCTCGACGTCTACGGCCTCGGCGGCCGGTCAATCCTGAAATGGGGTCAGAAGATCACGACCGCCATGATCGCCTATGCGCAAGTCAATCGGTGTGATCGCATCATTTTCAAAGGCCGCAAGGCTTTGCAGCGGGCCTATCCCGGCATTCGAGCCGTGGGACAGGAACCGGACGGAACATATCTCTATGAGCGGAGGGTCGCCTGATGTCCAAATCGTCTAGCAAAACCAGCGAGGCGCAAAAGACAAGCGGCGCGTCGGGTCCGTGGTCCTACGCAACGCCGGCCGTGAAGTCGTTCACCGACAAGCTGGCCTCGGCGGGCGGTGTCGGCATGACGCCGGATCAAGCCTCGGCGTTCGGTGTTCTTAAGAACAACGCCGCGCAAGGCAACCCGTTCACGGCGCAAACGGCACAGCTCGCCAACGACAGTTTCAACACGCAGGACCGCTCCGGCCTCGTGGGGCAAGCCTATAACACCATGCAAAACCAGCTTGGTGGTTATGCCAGCGGGGCGAACCTCGATCCGATGTCCAACCCGCAAATGCAGGCGATGCTGCAACAGGTGGGCGACGACGCACAGAACCGGATCAATGCGCAATTTGCCGGTGCCGGCCGTGATCTGTCGGGCATGAACTCGCTCGCCGCTTCCCGTGGCGTCGCACAGGCCACCACGCCTCTGCTGTTCGATCAGTATAATCGGAACGTCGCCAACCAGATGAGCGCAGCCAACTCGCTTTATGGGGCGGGTCAGAACACAGCCGCCACGCAATCAAGCCTCGACGCACAGCGGCAAGCGATGCGGGCCGGAGGTGTTGAGCAGGGTCAAGCCGCGCTTGATGCGCGCAACTACGGGGCCAACACGATCCTCAACCTCGACCAGCAAATCAAGGATTTGCCTTACGAGGATTTGCAGCGGGTGGCGTCGCTTCTGTTCCCGGCCGCAGGGCTGGGCGGAACGCAGACCGGCAACGCGCAAGGCAATTCTGCCACCAAATCCAGCGGCTTCAATCTCGGCTCGCTACTCGGCAAGTTTGGGGGCTAATCCATGGGCCTACTTGATCAACTCTTTGGGCTACAGGGCGAGCCGGACGGCTGGGCGCGGCAGATGCAGGCTCAGATGCAGTCGGGCATGATTTCGCCGTCTCCGACCAATTACGAGGCTCCTAAGGGCCTTCCGGGGTCCACGCCTCCGCAGGCGGGAATGCGCAAGATGTTCCCGGCTCCCGATGCACCGAAAGAGGCACCGGCCGTAGCGCCGCGCATGAACCTCGGCGGGCCGCAGGCGGCTCCGGTCGAAGAGGCCGGCGTCGGCACGTATCTGAAGGGCGCATTGCAAGGCTTTGGCGGCAAGGGTGGCGGTTACGGCATCTTAGGCGCTATTGGCGGCGCTATGAATGCCGGCGATGAAACCACACGGCAGAATGAGCTTTATCAGACGCTGGTGGCGGGTGGGATTGATCCGCGCACGGCGCAGTTAGCGATTAAGCAGCCGGAAGCGCTGAAGGTCATCCAAGCCAATCAGGAGAAGCTCAAGTCAGAGCGCAAGAGCACAGAACTCATCACGCAGCGCCTTAACGCACTCAAGGCCGTTCCCGGCATGACGACGGAGAAGGCGCTGGCCATCGCACAGGATGAGGTGGCTTTCCGTGAATACATGAAGCCGGACGGCAATAATCCAGACGACAACCAGCCCGCCGGGTTGCTGGCCAAGGGCTTCCGTTACAATCGCGAAACCGGGACAATGGAAGCGGTGCCAGGTGGTCCCGCCGATCAAAAGCAAGTCGCGAAACAGCAGGGCGACAAGACGGCGCTCGATTACACGTTCACCGGCATGGATCGGCTCGCGTCGTCGGTCAATGCGTTGCTGCAAAATGATCGCGGCCTCGGTCGCATTACGGGCGCTATGAGCGTTCTGCCAAACATTCCCGGTGGCGACGCGGCCAACGCACAAGCACAGCTTGAAACGCTAAAAGCGCAGGTCGCCTTCCAAACGCTTCAAGACATGCGCAACGCTTCCAAGACGGGCGGCGCTCTCGGGCAGGTCACGGAACGCGAATTGGCGATGCTGCAAAATGCTCTGGTCCCGTTGGAGCAGGCGCAGAGCTATGACCAGTTCAAGAAAGCCATGCAGGACATTCTCAAGTTTACACAGGAAAGCAAGGGGCGCGTCCGCACGGCTTATGATCGCATTTATGGCGGTGGGGAAGGCGGAGGGCTTGACGGCTCGGCTCTGCAAGGTCGCGGCGATCAGCCGTTGATCGACCAAAGCGGCTTCAAAGTGGAGTTTGAAGACTAATGGGAACCATTCGCATCACCGGACCGGACGGCCGCGTGGCGCGTATCACGCCGCCCGAAGGCGCGACGCAAGAGCAGATCGACGCCAAGATCGCAGAAGTCAAAGCGAACTGGACCGTATCGAACGAGCCTAAAACGTCTTTTCTCGGCTCGGCTGCGCGTGGCCTTGGTCAAGCGGCGTTCGGCCTTGGCGATGAAATCGAGGCGGGCATCCGCGCGGCGATCGACCCGAACAAAACCTATTCCGACATCATACCCGAAGTTCGGCAGAAGCTCGCGCAGTCTCAGGAAGAGTTTCCAAAAACGACCTATGGCATGGAAATCCTGGGGTCCGTTGCAATGCCTATGGGGTTGGCTGCAAAGGGTATCGGCTACACGGCAAAGGCGGCTGGACAGGGCCTTAAAGCGGCAACGATAGCCGGGCTAAAGGAAGGCGCTCTGTACGGTGCCGCCTATGGTGCGGGCAAGAGCGAGGGCGGGCTGGAAAACCGCGCGGAGGGCGCTCTAGGGGGCGCTGCCGTAGGCGGTGCCATTGGCGGCGTTGCGCCTGCTGTCATGGCCGGTGGCGGCGCGATTGCGGACAGCATCCGCTCCAACGTCAACAAGATACGCAACCCGCTGGACGAAGCCACACGGGAAGTCGCACGCGCCTCAAAGGCCAGCGACGAGAGCGCGAACCTTATGCGGGCAATGGGGCGCGAGCCTCTGCGGATTGATAGCAACCCGGCAGCGGTCAACCTCGCCAATCGCGGGCAGGCCGGTCAAGACATCATGCTCGTCGATACGATGGGCGAGAGCGGTCGGCGCTTACTGCGATCGGCAACTAACAATTCGCCTGAAGCCCGCGAAATGTCCGAAGCGGCGCTGATGCAGCGCTCGGAAGGTCAAGGATCGCGGGCGCTTGATTTCATCAAGGGGTTGACCGGTAGGCAAGGCAACGCCGGACAGGCTGGCGACGACCTGGAGAAGTGGCGCAAGATTTCATCGGCTCCCGCTTATCAGGAGGCTATGAAAAAAGGCGATCGGCCACTTTGGAACTGGCCTATTGAGCGTATGGCTGGCGCGCCGTTGTTTCAACGCGCAATGAACGACGCTGTAAAGCGGAGCAAGGATAGAGCCGCCGCACAGGGTGTCGGCCCTCTCAATATTGAGGTGAAGATCGGCGACGATGGCGTGCTGCGCACGTTTCGCGATGGGAAGGCAAACTTTCCGCCTCTTCAATTTTGGGATTACACCAAGCGAGAACTTGACAACATCGCTGAAACGGCCATGCGCCAAGGCGATAAAGAGACGGCCGGTCTTGCCCGAAACTTCGCAAGCGATCTGCGCAACTCTCTTGACGCCGCGATACCAGAGTACAAAAAGGCTCGCGGCATCGCCGCGAACTACTTTCAGGCCGAAGATGCGCTTGAAGCCGGGCAAAAGTTCGCCGGCGGCAAATACGACTTCAACGAAGTCGAGAAGATGCTGGCCAAGGCGTCGCCCATGGAAAAGAGCATGTTTCAGGAGGGCTTTGTTTCCAAGTATCTTGACAAGATCAGCGGCACAAACGACCGACGCGATCTCGCTAAGATTTTGATGAGCGACGAGAGCGCGCGCAAAGCCTTCAAGGTTGCGCTTGGCCACTCAAAGGCCAATCAGTTTGAAGCCTTCCTGCACATCGAGAAGGTCATGGAAGCGACCAAGGGGGCGCTCGGCAACTCGACCACGGCGCAGCAGTTGAGAGACATGGGCTCTACAGCGGTTTTCGGCGCTGCGGGCGGGATTGCGACAAGCGGGAACCCGTTAGACCCGGTGGGCATCTTAACCGGCATTGCTGTGAAATACGGCGGCGCAAAAGCCAAGTCGAACATCGACAACAAGTTCGCCCAACACATCGCGGCCATTCTGACCTCAAAAGACCCCAAGGCCGTCAACCTTGCCATGCAGCAGCTTTCGACGCCGGACAACCTTGCCACGCTGCGCAGGATTAGTGCCGGCATCACGGGCGCGGGTGCCGCTGTTGGTGGCAGCATGTCAGCAACGGAGGATCGGTGATGGCTTACCGCACCTGGACCGCCTCCGATCCGACATGGGCCTCACTCAACCCGACGCAAAAAGCCGTGGCTATGGCTTTGATGGAAGCAGATGGGCGCAACCCGGCGGACGCGCGCAACGTCCTCGGCGCAATCATTAACCGCGCTCAGATGACGGGCGAGGATTTAGGCTCGCACGTTTCTAGAGCGATCTATCAACCAACAATTGAGCCCACACAGCAGGCGCGGCTGCGCAGCATTTTGGCCGACCCCAGTTTTTCCCAGTTGAGCGGGTGGGCGGAGCGCCGGTTGCAGGGACAGGAAGCGGACCCGGTGCAAGGGGCGACGCACTTCCTCGCACCCGAAAAAACCATGCTCGCACTCGAAGCCCGCGAACCCAACAAATACAAATCATGGCGGCAATGGACCGGCTTTGACCCGAGCAAGGGCGAATATCGCGGCGTCCTGCTTCGCGATGGATCGCACGCATTCCTGTCACCAGATGGAACGCCAAAACCAACCAAGCCCAACACCACGCCAAGCGGCGGCGGTTATGGGGTTGATCCTGATGGGGCCTACGGCGTCGCAGGAGCCATCCAGACGCCCGACGCAGGCGACGCAGGCATAACGCTGCCCAAAACAGAAACGCCAGCTGGCGGCGCTCTCACGGGCTCACAGCAAGGCATGGGTTTGCTCGCGGATACCTTCAACGCCAATGAAAGCCCCGGCATGGGCGACGTGTTCAAGGCGGTGCTAGGCGGGCTCGGCGCGGCGGCAGGCGATTTCAAATTGCCGGAAGCGCCTCGGATGCAATTGCAGATGGCTCAGGCACAAGCTCCAAAGGTCGATCTGTCGGGATTAACACAAGCGGTGCGCAAGCGTCGGTGGGGGGTCTAATGGGCAAAGGTAGCGGCAAGGCAAAGATGCCGGCGGACAC